ACAGCCAGCGCCGACGCCGAGTTGATCGTCAGGGAGAACGCTTTCGACCCGAACGCGGCGTTGGTGTCAGTGGCGCGGACGGTCGGCGTTGAGGTTCCCGCCGCTGTGGGTTTCCCGGTCAGGCCACCACCGGTGCCACCGCCGCCGGTCTGCCCGGACGCGGTCGCGGCAACCCCAGCCCAGGTGGCCTTCACCGCCGGGCCGAGCATGTCGTTGATGCCGCCACTGTTGGTGTTCCAGTACAGCCACGAGAACAGCGGCAGCTGGGACACTGACCCACCGGCGCCGAACGCCGTCTTCAGGTAGGCGATGTCAGCCTGAAGGCGGGTGTTCTGCGCGGCGTCCGACCCGTACCCGGACAGGCCGAACTCGGTGATGGAGATCGGCTTCCCGAATCCCTTGACCAGTTTCAGCCAGTTCAGCCATTGGGGAGTGGTGCCCATATCGGGGCCAACATTAAAAGTATGTCTATCGTAAAAATCCATTCCATATACATCGCAGAACGACGGGCCGGGGATGTAACCGCCGGTCAGGCCGTTGCCACCCGCCGCATAGGCGGCGGTGTAGGAGGCGGTCATCATGTAAAGCTGTGTGGTCGTGCCCGCCTGCGCCCCGTGGATAATGGCCGCCTGGTTCTCATAGGCGGTGAGAAACCCGCCGGTGCCGTGACCGGGAGGCCATGACGCCTCCGGTTCGGAGTCGAACGTGAACCCGACCGCCTTGATGTTAGACGGGATCGACTGCACAAACGCGGTGAGCTGCGCCGCTGTGCTTTGCGCCGGTCCCCACGAGAAGTAGCAGAACGGCTGCGGATGCCCGTTCGCCGCGCAGAAGTTCACGATCGACTCGGCGAGCGACCCGGACCAGTTGTAACCGTTCAGCCCCAGCCCTACGGTGCCGAAGAACTTGTAGCAGCCGATCGGCCCGAGCGCCCCATACTGGCCGGTGAAACCTGCGAGCGTCGGGCTGCCCTGCGGGCCCGTGTTCACGCCGATATAGGTGAAGTCTGACGCAGCGCCCCCTCCGGCGCCGGTCGCCATGGTGATCCCCGCTGGCCATGACCCGGCGGTGACTGACCACACGTACGGCGGTGAGCCGCCGGTCGCGGTGAGCTGGTTGGTGTAGGCGACGCCCACCTGCCCGGCGGTCAAAGGGGACGCGGTCGTGATCGTCACCGTCGCCGGTGCGCCCGCCGGCGGGTCCGGCAGCAGCGTGACGAGCAGGGCTGCCCACACGCCCGACGCGCCGAGCGCCGCACCCATCGTCGCCGCGGCCGTGGACAGCGCCACCTTCGTCCCCACGCTGGTGTAGACGCCGCCGGAGCTGCGGAGCCCCGCGTCCATCGCGGTGATCCCAGCCGACCAGGTGATCCCGGCCGTCGCGAACCCGGACGTGATCACCGCCAGGACCAGTTCATTGTTGTTCGTCAGCGCACTGTCGGTGGTGGCTGTCGGTGCCGATCCGCTGCCGGAGGTGGATTTCGTCAGGTCCAGGGCGGTCGTCTGGTTGATGCCGGCGCAGCCGACCACCTCAGCGTTCGTCGCATACGTCGAGTTGTTCAAAGCGACGGTCACCGTGTCGCTGCCGCCGCTGGTGATCGGGGTGACGGCGTGCAGCGTCTGATAGATCCAGCAGCACATCCCGTCCGCGGCCACGTTCGACGCGATCTGCGTCCACGTATGCGCTTTGCTGTCCGTCACCCCGGTCGGCGCGGTCACGCCACCACCACCGGCGCCGACGATGCAGAACAGGGCGTCGTTCGCGATGCTTGACATGCCGCCACCGGACCCGACCGTCACCACATTCGACGACGACCCGGCGGCCTGCGCGTGGGAGCCGATCAGGTACGGAACCCCGACCCCAGCGCCCGTGAAGGAGACGACCTGACCGGCGGCGACCGTCGTCGCCGTCGACGTCCACGTGTCCGCATACGTGGCGGCGCCAGAGCCGATCACATACGCGTTCGCCGTCTGCGCCGACGCGCCACCGCTGTTGGTCTGAGACCCGGCGGTGAACGCCCCACCCTGCGTCAAAGTCCCCGACACGGTGGCGACCGATGACAGGACCAGCGACCCGATCGGCGGCGCCGCACCCAGCGCACCAGCCGCGAGCGACGTCCCCGACGCGATGCTCGTGCCCACCACAGCCTGGTTGATCGTGCCCAGCGCATACCGGTACACATCAACCGAGAAGCAGGTGAACGTCGCCGCCGCGAACGGCGTAAACGTGATCAGGCTCCCGGCCGGGACGTTCGCCGCCGCGACGTAATACAGGCACTGCTGCCAGTACGCGGACGCGCCACCGAGCTGCTGCTCCTTGATGTTGGTGAAGTTCGTCGTGTTGACGTTGTCCTGCACTGACAGGCTGTTCGCGACGTGGGTGCCGTTGGAGATGCCGTTGCAGACGATCAGGTCCCCGGCGATGATCCCCGCCGTCCCCGCCCCCGACATCGACCCGTCCGCCGGGATGGTGGCGCTGTACGCGGATGCGCTGGTCGCGCTGGCACCGATGGAGACGGTGTTAACACGAACAGCCATCTACGCTCCCATTTCAAGCTGGACGGGTTTGCCGGCAAGTCGTTCAGTCACCAGGGCCTGTGCGGCCTCCAGCGCATCCGCCATGAAGCGCAGCCGGGCTGGATCATCATCCGCGAAGCCGATCGTCACATTGCAGAGATTGTGGACAAGGCCGCGGCGGCAGATGGCGCACGACCGCTGCCGCGGACAGCATGAATGATCATGATCCACAACCACTCGGCCCGAAAGATCCTCGCCACAGAGATAGCAGCGGCCGCCTTGGGCTTCCCGCAGCTCCGCCCAGTCTTCTGGCCGTATCCCATGGCGGCGCCATGCTTCATCGGCTTGGATCCTGGCCCGGTTGCTGCTGGTGTACGCGCGAACCCGGTTACGGACTTCGCTGCCGTTTCGCTGGTAGTAGTCCCGTCGGTCTTCGAGAATCTTTTCGCGGTTTAGCCTGTAGTAGGCGCTTCCCTTTTCGCGTTCACGCTCAACATTCTGCTCACGGTAGGCACGTGCCTGCTCTAGAATTTTCTCCCGGTTACGCAGGTAGTACTCACGGTTGCGCTGCTGGACCTTGTCCCGATTTTGAGCGTAGTACTCGCGCGAAGTCATACCGAATCTCCCTGGATGAGGGAACCCCCCGCTCCAGGGAAGGACGAGGGGTCCCCGGTCTAGCTACGCGCCTCTCCGGCCAAAAGCGAGTTGCACGTTGCCGCCGCCGCGTATCTTCACTTCCCGCCGGATGACCTCAACGAGCAGGTCACTAAACTGACCGCCGCCCGACCGGAACTCCAGCACGATGTGGCCACCGCTGGTGCCCGGGGTGACAGTTTCGGGGCCGCGCTCACCGAAGGTGTACCGGCGCCCCGACCGGCCGACCCCCCAGATCGGTTCAGTGATCAAACCGCCGAGGGCGTATCCGTGGCCGGAGCCGATCTGCCCGGGGCCGGGGCCGAAGCCCCTGTTGTGCGCCGCGTAGTTCAGCGCGGCGGCGATGTTCGCGAGCGGATCCCTGATATTCCAGCTCGTCCCCGGCCAGTGATAGGCGCCGAACGTTGGTTCGATGACCTGCATCAGCCCGATCGACGGATGGCCAAGCTGGGCGTTTATGTCGGTCAGGTTGATCGCGTTCGGGTTGCCCCCGGATTCGGTCTGCATCTGGTACAGCACATCGCCCAGATAGCTGGTGGGCAGGCCCTCCATGCGCAGCGCCTTCAGCACCAGCCCGCGCCACTGCGCGACACCACCACCCGCCTTATAGGCGATGGCGCTGCTGGCTGCCTGCGCGGCGGCCTGCGCCTTGCCGACCCCGTGCTGGATGCCGTGCTCGAGGCCCTTCATCAGGTTCACGCCGATGTCGAAGAACACCGATGAGGGGGAGAAGACGCCCAGTACCTTCTTCACCACGTTGATGATCGTGTGCCCGAAGGTGCTGAACCAGGATGTGATGCTCCCGCCGATGCGCTTGAAACCGTTCCACATCTCGTTCAGTGCCGCCGACGCGAACGAGCCGAGCGAATGGCCGAAGCCGTGCAGGGCACCGATCACACGGCCCGGGAGTTTGCCGAACCAGTTGATCACGTCGTTGATACCGTGCTGGACGCGGGTGACGGTGTTCCGCCAGATCGTGTCCCACGCGGTGGCGATGCCGTGCCGGATCATGTCGAACGTCCCCGCGAGGGTGTGCCGCAGGAAGTCGAACGTGTGGGCGACGTCATGACCGGTGCTGGCGGCGTCGTGGCGCAGGACGGCGAAGCTGCCGGATATGGCGTGCCGGCTGATGTCGAAGCTGGCCGCGGTCTGGTGGAACGAGTCCCGGAGCCCCTTGAAATCCGATGCAAGGACCGACAGCTTCTGCCCAGGCAGGTGGGTGATGCTGGCCAGGAAGGTTGCCAGGCCCGCACCGGCCAGCGCACCGCTGCCCAGCAGCGTGCCGATTAGCCCCTTCCGGCCGACCCCGCTGGCGGCGGCACCCTCTGCCCCGGCCGCGCCCCCGGCCGCACCACCGGTCATCGCCGCACGGATCTCCGCCGCCGCCGCCGCGCCGCCAGTGGCGAACGCGGCGCGCATCTCCGCCGCCGCCGCCGCGCCGCCGAGTTCCACCGACGCGCCGCCGACCAGTTTCTTAACCCACGACGCCGCGACACCCACGATTTTCAGGCCGACGCTGATGACACCGGTCTTCGACAGCAGCAGCAGCGCCCCCGCCGCCTCGGTGAGGCCCTTCTGCCAGCCGGGGGGGAGTTTCGCGATCAGGTTAAAGAAGTCGCCGAGGGCTTTCAGTTCCAGCGTCCCCACCGTCGTCGCACCGGCGAACATCCCCGGCAGGAGTTTCGCCACATCCCGCAGGATGCCCGTGACGACGGGGCCTTCCTTGTGGATGAAGGCCATGAACCCCTGCACGTCGGCGCGGGCCTTCGCGGACTTCGACCAGGCGAGGAACGCATCCCCCATGTGCATCAGCGCCGTCCCGGCCGCACCCAGATTCGCACCGGACCCCGCGAGATCCTTGCCGAGGTTGAAGAACCCCTGCGCGATGTCGCCGATGAACTTGGCGATCTGCCCGAGCTGGATCGCGGCGAAACTCCCGAACGCCGCCGCCATGTTCTTGATGTGCAGGACCGTGATGGGGTTGGAGAAATACTTATTGAGCGACTGCCCCCACGACTTGAACAGGTCCGCGACCGGCTGGATGGCGGGTTTCAGGAACTGCAGCCCCTTGGTCAGCGCGGGCAGCCACGCGTTGAGCGCGGGCACCGTGATGGCCTGGCTGACGGACTTCCACTGCTTCTGGAACGTCTGGTAGTTGTCGATCAGGTTCAGGTAGCCCTTTGACCAGGTGGACTTCAGGGCGGCGATAGCCTGCTCGGCGGACTTCCGCTGCGCCGCTGTCGTGGCCCGGTTCAGCCGCAGATTCAGCGCCTGCAGCTTGGCCAGGTCCTGGCTGGTGCCGGACAGGACGCTTCTGGCCATGAGCCCGAACGCGCCTGCGGCGAGCCCGGCGGCGCCGAAGCTGATCCCGATCGCGCCGACCGCACCCGCGATGGAGCCAGCGAGCGGGATCAGCGCCGGGGACAGGCCGGCCAGTGTGCCGCCCACCGACGGCTTGAGGAACGAACTGTCCCCGATCTTCTTCAGCGACGACGCGAGCGTCCGGTTCTCCGCCGCAGCCTTCACCGCCGCGTTGCCGGACTTCTTCGCCGCCTCCGTCTCCCGCTTCAGCGCGAACTCGGCTTCGAGAGCGCCGTCGGTGAGCGCATGCTCCGCGTCGGCGAGGATCTTGTCCGCCTTCGCCAGCGTCAGCGTCGCCCCCACCGACGTCGCCGCGGCGCGGCGCTGCTTGTCTAGGCTGTCCGCCAGCAGCCGCGCACCCCGCGCCGCCACCTCCGTCGGCCCAGCAAGATCCCGGACCGCCCGCTGCGCACTGGACGTGTTCCCCGTGATGTCGAAGCGGAGTTCAGCCACCGTGGTCCTTCATCAGGTTCTCCTCGGCGAAGTCGATCAGCGCCTCGAAGTCGGCTGTGTCGAGGAGCCCGGTCTCCCACGGGCGGATGCCGAACTCGCGGGCGAAGATGGCGACGTAGCGGTGCCGGTCGTAGGTGTGCCACCCGGGCCCGATGCCGCCGGGCCCGGGCTGGTAGGGCCCGCCTGTGCCTCCTCAGCGGCGGCCTGCAAACTGTCCAGCAGCGGCATCAGGTCAACCTCAACATCGCCGGACAGGATGTCCTTCAGTTCGATGCCGCGGCCGTCACGGCGCCACACCAGCCACACCAGCGCGGCCATGGCCTTCATCGACCCGGCGCCGAGTTCGGTCTCCCACTCCGCGTAGCGCATGCCGGCGGCCTGTTCCAGTGCGAGCGCCTCCGACATGGGCCGGTGATCGAAGTCGTAGTCGAACACCTCGCCGTTGATGTTTATCTTCGCCATCAGCCGTGGACTCCCTTGAAGATCTTGTCCTTCACCCGATCGAGGGCGTCCTCGATGCTCTTGCGCACACGCGGCGCTGAGTCTTCTGCGGGCTGGGTGAAGAACCCCGGCGTGACGCCATCGGTCTGCGGGTACCAGTGCCGCCGGTTCCCGAACAGCGGATGCTCAAGGACACCCTGGTTGAGGCGGATCAGGCGCCGCCGGAAAACGGCGCCGCGCACACGCTCCGGTGCCACGATGCTCACCCCCGGGCGGCTGCGCCCCGTACGCAACCGCGTGCTGATGATCAGGTCAGCGGCCAGCACTTCCGCATACCGGTCCGGCAGACGCTCCGGCAGCTGGGAGCGGATCGCGTCCGGGATCGGCGCGGCAGCGTCCTGGATGGCGTTCCTCACCTCATCCAGGAGGTCCGTGTCGCCTACCTGCCGCAGGCCCCGCGCGAGTTCGCCGAGTTCAAGGGCCAGGATGTCCATCGTGGGCACAGGCATACACTCCAGGTACAGCTAAAAAGGGGGAACCATGAGAGACAGGATGCTTGAGCCGTTCCGCGAAGAGCCGACACTCGGCGAACTCGCCGGGCAGCCCGCAGGTGAGGCCCGCGTCTATGACCTGTGGGGACTGCTGATCGCGCTGATCCAGCGCAAGATCACGGCGTGGCGAGAGCGCTAGGTGTTCAGGCCGCCGAACGGCGTGTAACGCTGCACCTTGCTGGCTGCGTTCCAGGTGGACTTGAAGTTCACCGCGCCGCCGATCGCGCCGTCCGCGGAGAAGTCGGGGAGGATCGTCCCGAACCAGTACACGTTCGGGTCGTTCGTGGCGTCGGGGTACAGGTAGAAGTTCCGGGGCAGGCCGTCCACCGCCGCGACGTAGGTCTGCGACGTGGCGTCGTCCATGAACCCGGAGAAGTCGCCCGACGCATCAGGCAGGCCAGCGACGTAGACGAGGTTCCCGTCGCCGAACGCGGTCACATCGACCTTGTTGACGACCATGTTGATCGACCAGGATGCCTGGAAGGCGCACGGCGACGCGAGCGCGGCGGACGTGACACCTACATAAACCTGCGCGTTGCGCCCGTGCCTGCGTGTCATCTTCCATGTCTCCTTTAGCGGCTGAGCATCGCCAGGAGGTTCCTGGCGCTGTTCTCAAACGTCCTGGACGCGACAGCCCGCCGAGCCGCCGCGGCCGCGTCAGCGCGTTCCTCCGGGTGCGCCACGGCCCACCTGACCAGCTCCCCCGCCTCCTGCGGCGTGCTGTACGCGGGGAGCATCGGGAACAGTTCGTCCGACTCTGGTCTGGGGTCTCTCGCGAACCAGAGGCCGCACGCCGCGAGTTCCACCTCGCGGGGCCCGACCGCCCAGCCTTCCCCGGTGTGGTTGTCCTCGGCTTCGCGGCGGTAGAAGTTGATCCCGGTCGCCGACCGCCGGTAGATGTCTGCCGTGTCCTCGTTGTCGATGCAGCCTTCGGGGGTGATGTCCGTCGCGTCGCGCAGCGGTGAGTCTGCGGGCAGGTCCATCCACACGCCCTCGAACCTCGTGCGCAGCCCGGTCAGGTTCATCTGCTCGAAGAACCGGACCCGTGACGGGAACCCGGTCCCGACGAACGCCAGGTCATACTCCGGCACCGCACCCGGCGGGGGCGGGTAGTGGATGGTGGGCCGGTAGCAGTGCGGCATGTAGACCGCGGGCCCGTACTCGCCGTACTCCGCCAGGTTCACCGGGTCGTTGAGCAGGTTCATGTCCGCATGGGATGCGCGGAGCAGCTGCTCATCGTCCTGGTACGGCGATTCGGTGTGGAGCAGGACGATCTTGTGGCCGCGGCCGCGCATCATGTCGAGCAGGTCCGGTGGGGTGAAGAACGCGCTGACGAGCAGGACGACGTCGGGCCAGCACCTGTACGCGGCGGACAGGAGGCCGCTGGTGGCCATGCCGATCGCCTGTTCGCGGCTCACCGCTTTGCGGATGACCGCCCGGCCGTCCTCGTCGCGGGGGCCGGCTTCGATGAGGGCCGCGTCGTAGAACGAGAGACGGTCGCCGAGGTTGAACGTGTACACGTCCTCGCCGAGGCCGCGGAGCGCCTCCACCCAGCCCTCGTACAGGTCGTGGACGGAGAAATGCGGCCCCGGATGCCCGACCAGCCACCTCATCCCCTACGTCCCGATGTTCAGGACGAGTGAGACGGCCAAATAGTCCACTCCATTCCAGTTGGTCAAGCCGTAGCCGGTGGCTTCGATGACGGCGGCGTAGGACACTTTGCCGCCGAGCGTCGGGTCGGCCTGCACCGCCGCGTACACGCTCGAGGTGCCGGTGGGTGACAGGTAGGCGTCGAGGTTGTCCTGCCCGGACGTGGAGTCGCCTTCGGAGACGAGGACGATCGCGCGGAGGCTGTAGTCGGTCTCCCCGTCGAACGTCTGCGAGTAGCGGATGAGGCTGCCGGTCTGGGGTGCGATGACGGCCATCGGGGGGGAGACGGCGCCGAACCGGTTCGCGGTCGCCCGCAGGCCGATGCTGGTGGTGAGGTAGTCGGCGACGGCCTGCCGCACCTGCGGGAACGTCGGCTGCGCCACCTATGGCTTCTTCCAGGAGATGTACCTAAGCGACTGCTTGCCTGACTGGCGCGGCACGATGACGCCGTAGGCTTCCCAGGTCGCAGTTGTACGTGGCGGCCAGTCAATCAGCGTGGCGAGGATCTTCAGTTGCCAGGCGCCGAACTGCTCGTCCATCTACACGCCGACCCGCTGGCCGCTGATGTACCGCTTCACCAGCGACATCACACGCGGGTTCGCCTGAATCCGCACGACACCGAACTCGCCGAACCCGGCCACCCCGAACGGCGCGTCCTTCAAACGGAACAGGTCAGCGGCGGCGATCAGCGCGGCCTGTTTCACCGCCGCCGGGACCGCTGGCCAGCCGAACACGCCCGTCACCTGGATCCGGTCCTGATGCGACCACGGCCACGTGTAGGGGATGAACTTCGGCCCCAGGATCGTGAACCCCGTATAAGGCCACGTCTCACCCTTCGCCGCCGTGTTGTACCGCCCGGCCGCGACGGTGAGCGCATAGTCGGTGCCGAGTGTCCAGGTGGATTCGTAGACGCCGTCGCCGTCCTGGTCGGTTTTGAAGGTGGTGACAGACACGATGTCGTCGAGCTGCTGCCCGTAGATCGACTCGGGGACGTAGGTGCGGGTGTCGGTGCCGCGCCAGAAGTACCGGCCGCACACCTCGTCGATGCTGCGGCACGCTGATTCGACGGCGAGCTGGAGCTCGAAGTCGTCGGCGGTGTCGGCGATGACGAGCCGCGACTTGAGTTCTTCTACTGAGCAGTACCGCTGGCCGAGTGCGGTGGTGGTGACGGTCCAGGTGCCGGCGGTGGCGTCGGCGGCGGCGCCGGTGCCTTCCCACAGGTAGGTCCAGATCCCGGTGATGGGGCAGGCGACGGTGGCGGTGTAGAGGCCGGTGCCGCCCACGTGGGTGAGCGCTGGGGTGGTGATGGCACCGGTGGGGTCGGTGACGGTGAGGGTCGCCACGGTGGGGTCGGTGGGGACACCGGCGACTTTGAACGTGTTCGACAGTGTGGCTTGTTCGTTGCCGTCGGCGTAGAAGACCGTGGCGCT